ATCCCTATCTGGGCCAAGCCTGATTTTAATCCTCCAGACCCCGCTCGGGAAAAAGTAGACGCTATTCTGGGTTGTGCTGCCCGCATGGAAGCCTGTACAGCCTCATTAAAAGGCCCACTTCCAAAAAGTAAAGGAGAAGTGGCGAAGTTGCTTAACGTATTGATCCCCGGCCCGCCTAAACTCAACCCGGACAATCCCTGTAATGTATTAACAGCCTGACCACCTGACTGGGCCAAAGAGTTAAATATATCTCCCTGTTGCGGATTCCCGGCCATGATTGATTGAATAGCGTTAATCGAACCGGGAAGAATATCCCCCTGGCCTCTTGCGATGTTTAACGCTAAATCCTGACCCTCAATCTGGGCTGGGTCGAACGGCTGGACCAGTTGACCACTAAACGCATTATCCAGATTGGTCATGGTATTACCGGCAACGTCGGTCATATTGCCGAAAAACGGGGTCAGAAACTCAGGAATCTGCGCCCTGACTGCATTTGTGTCTGAACCTTTGCTCATGGTAACTCCATCAAATACGCTTTAGTGTTCCAATCTACGAGTCTTTTAGCAAGCCCCGCTCTACAGGAAGCCTCTATGGTGTCTGCCTTTACGAGTTCTTTGAACTCTCGCAGTTTATCCTGAATTAAATATATGAATGAATCCAAATCCCTTCCGGCAAGTAATTCAACATAAACCGTCTTTTTGTTTGGGTATAGCTTTATTGAGATAATCACACAAGCCACTAACTCTAAACCGTGAATAACCCACATCTTAGAAATGCCATTTTTCAACGATTCGTAAAGTTCGCTTGAAGTAGTGGTGTCTCCCGCGCCGTGGCTTAATCCTTTCTCAATACAGGGTAGAAGTTTATTCCAAACCTCATCCAATACCTCTAAGTGATTAACCTCACTAAGAGACAATGGCTCTGTCTTGAACTCGACGCCAGTTTGTACCATCTGAGAAAGCTATCGTTGCACCCCCGGTTTCATCGGAAACGTAAATTAATCCTTGAGTCCATAAAGACGCCGTGGGGAGCGTGGCTACGGTATAAGTTTCAAGCAAAAGTGGGTTTCTCATCGGTCCTGAACCGTCTGTAGGAAGCCCGATATTCGCCCTTCTTGCAATTAACCTTCTGTGTTCCCTTTCGTTACTATGCTCTAAAGGAACATCAGGTCTTAATTTGAGATTAGGCACGAGAACCCGTTACCTTGAAATCATCAGGACCAATAGAAACACCTATCGCATCAGTCCAGTCATCACCCGATACAGTGAGTTCAAAATGGAAAAATCGTGAATTCACTCTAGGAGTAAACCTCCCCCAAGAATTTTGGGTTTTGGAACTGGTATAAGTTGCCGCATCGCTCTGCCTCCTTCGGCTTCCCACCCTGGCTGTAACCGTTCCACTGTCTACCAAAGGACTGAATCCGGTTAGTACGGTATTCTTCCCCTCAACAAGCTCCCTTTCTCCAGTTGTCAAAGTAGCGGTCTTATTTAACCCTCTGAAGAACCCTAATTTAAAACTCTCATCAAACCCAGATAATTGAGAAGCCTTCCCTTTAAATTGGTCTGAATCCAGAGAAACGCCCATCGTGTCCAGATTTGAAAACCCCAAAGCGTCCAATTCTTCCAGGGTAACGTCGATACCTTTAGACCGGACCAAATATTCTACTTCTTCCTCGATCAACGCCCATCTCTGAAAAGTCCGGTCATAAACTATAATCTTATTCGGTCTTCCAGATGTATTCCCCGCCCCAGGATAGGCCCACATTATTCTATTGGTCACAGGGTCAGCTATTGCGGATATTCGGTAGTAGTAATCAGGGTCTAAATCGTTTATAAACCACTTATCCACCTTCCCTGCGCCGATTCGATTTACCCCGGTTCCATTTCCGCTCAGTTCAATAAATCCCTGCTGAGAGAAAAAGTAAACGTCATCCCCCAATTGAGCTATAGCAGGTTGCGGGGCAGCACTTCCTATTCCGGGCAAGATTTCGTTTATCTCAAAAACCGTGGGAGCGCCCACATACTCCATTCTGAATATAGAGCGATCTGAAATAATAATCCCTACATCGCCGCCCGCTATTCCCCTGATCGGCCCTCCGGTAGTTAAGTCCCGAAAATCAGATAATGTCGCGGCTGATACGGTGTAATCAGTCTCATCGCCAATAGCTGACCACCTGACCCGATTAGGCACATTTCCGTCCGAAGAGTCCCAGGTGTTTGAAAATACTACAAAATCCCTAACCACCGTGATGTTGCGGGCTTTTAAAGCCGTGGTCAAATCGGTGAAATTCGCACCCCCCATCGTGATTTGTTGAGGGCTGTCGTTCCAATTTGTACAAAGGACTTTATTCTCCCACCTTACGAAATTCCAAAGTTCCTCAGTTCCAGTTGCATAAGTAGTCGCAGCCTTGGAAACTTCCGTCCATGTCATGTCCGATTCGTCTAGTTCATATAAATTCCCGGCATCCCCCGCGTAATGAAATGAGGTATTGTCTTTGTCAAACGCCTCCAACGCGCCTCTGGGACGGGCTACTAGCGCATCTGTAACAATGTTAATTTGAGGAAAGGGCTGATAACCATCCGCACTTGGAACCGCGTTGGTCGCAACAGTATTCCCCGGACTTCCCAAATCTGAAGCGTCCGGTGTCCAGTCCAGAAATCTAAGGCGTGGCACCGTAAACGCTCGCTACTAAAGGGCCGGATTTCTTCTGGTCCATCCTGTTGGCTCCGGTTACTGCATCGCCATACAAAGCAGTCCAGACCGAAATTCTCGAATCATCCAATAAAAAAGGCGCACTGGCTAACAATGCCCCGTATAAATACGCATCGGGCAATCTTGTGAGAATATCGTTGGACGTATTGGAATCACTCAAGGCCGTTTGGGATTGGTAATAAATTACCTCTCCCGAATAAGACTGGTCTGGAGTAACGTCAAATTCGTATTCGTTGTTCTCAGTAAAATACTGAGGTTTCCCGCTAGTCTCTTGCCTTCGGCGGTTCATCTCGTGCAATTCAACATACCTGAGAATCGTCACCGGAGTAGTCAACAATCTAAGATTAATCGTCTGCAAATGTCCGGTAGGAAGTGCAACCTGCCTTGCGTTCACCGTGATAGATGTACGGGTAATCATTTCCTTTATACGAACATCCCTTTTATGTCTTGACTCCGCCAAAACAATAAACTCTTCCGCGTAATTATTGGGCGCGGCATCGGTTAAATCATCTCTTCCTAAATGATTTTCAATTGCGGTCTTTAAATTTGCGAACGAATCAAGGCTCATAATGCTTTGCCTGAAGTTTTCGAAAATCCCTTCCTTCGGTAAGGGTTAGCCAGAGTTTCTTTGAGCGGTCTGTTTTAGCTTGGATAATCTCGGCAAATGCCTCGCGGGGCTGAACGCCCCACGAAACACTAGCCTGTCTGCAAGCCTCGTTAATCAAATTAACAGGCACAGACCCGATGTACCTAAGATCAGATTTGCTATTTGCTGATTGAGCTATCTTTTTCACGTCACGAATGACGGGGGCCGCATCCTGTTGAGTAACAGTCGTAATGCGGTCCTTCCCGTCATCCCCAACATGGAGATAGTCCTTGTGAACCAGAGGCCCACTTTTCTCAACGCCTAGCAATTTCATGCGTTAGGCACCAGTTCTAACGTAATTACAACCTCTACCGTATTAGTAGAAGCGCCGTCAGTTTCAACCTCAATCGCTTGAGTTGAAGTGAACGAGTTCAACGCCGTGGGAGTGACAGAGTCAACATCCCCCGCAGCCGAACTCGCAGTAGCTACAGTAATAACTCCGCCTGTCACCGCCGTACCACCAATCTTTAACGTAAGATCAGCATCAGCAGTAGCGATAGCGCCGTTGATTACCGAGTGAGCTTTCCGAATATACCCATTAAAGCCGGGAACTACATACATCTGCCCAGCAGTGGATATATCGTCTATCCGAACTGTTAAAAACTTGCTTTCCAGTCCGGGGATATACGGATATACCATTGATTAATCTCCTTATGATACCGTAGCGCTAAACGGGGTAGCTTCTGTTCCAGAGGCGTCAGAAACCATCTCAACATGCCAGGTATCTGCGGCAATGTCTTGCAGTCTAATCACAGCGCCCGCAATACCGCCTGTCGTCGTACCCGTTAGCGTGATTGTGTCAGAATCAGCCGCCGTAGCAAAACCCACAGTGGTATCGCCGCCATCCGCAAACAGTAACGCGGTCCCTACCATAATATCGTCAGTAACCACCTTTATGGTTCCATCACTGGTAAAAGTAGTTCCTACGACAAATGTATAGCGATTGCCCGTTCCTGAAGCGGCCGGAAGCGTAACAGCCACTCCAGCCGCACGATTAAGCGTAATCGTTTGACCAGCATGAGATGCCGCTGTAACCGTCAGTGTGGCAGCAGTGGCATCAGTAACACCCCCGCTGATGTATTGACGCATAGACAGCATGGTGGTGCTACTTGCCGCACCACCCGCTGACGCATCCGACACCAACAGTTCATCACCGTCAGCAAGACTGCCAACCGCTATAAGGGGTTCAGATTGAATAATTGATGTACTCATATCTCACCCCCTTATGAAGTGGTCAGATCGTTGATAGTACCGTTAGCCTTCTGTTGACGGGCTTCAAGTGTGTACTCAGCGATAACCTGCTTGCGGTCGGAGTCACCAGTCTTCGCAAGTTCAACCGTATCCATCCTTCGCAGCCATCCCAGTGCCCACATATCGGTCTGGAGAACCAGCGCAGTACGCGCCTCCATAAACCGATTGGGAACAATGTTCAGGGTTCCAAAGTCAGAAGCATACACGTCAAAACTAGCGTGAAGTGTCTCATCCGATGCCTGCTGCATTTTCGTGCCGGACGCAGTGAATGAAGAGGCAACCTGTCGGTTAAACGCCCCGGTCATCAACATATCCGGCAATCCACCCTCAGTAAAAACCAGCTTCAAAACAGACTTCAGTTGGTCTTCGGTAAAGGCTCGTGCAGTGCCATCGGTGTGAGCATCGGCACCAGTACCCGCAGAAGCGGTAGCATCCGAAGCGTCGTCAATGTTGGTAGTAACGTAAGCCGCTGCACCAGCACATTGTCGGGCAGTGGTGTCATCACCCACTACGTAGGCTTTGTTATCGGTTATCGCGGTCTCAATATCTCGCTTTAATTCACGAGACCGTTTCAAAACCTGATAATCAAGCTCATCAGCACGTCCGGCAGTATTTACCGCTCGACCCGTACCCGTAACACGGGCAACTTTGTCTGAAATCTGGGTGTAATTAATCACCCGTACAGTCGCGGTTGCTGCGTCAGTAGTCGCGTCATCACCCTCAATAACCGCATTGTTAGCTGCGGATGCGAGCGAATCGGTCTGCCATTCCAATCTGTTACTTTCGGATTTCTCCTACTAACCATTGCTGGCGGGAATCTACTTCACTTCGATTCCTCTTACAGTCTCCTGTAAGTTCGGACTCTATCATCACCTTGCGGTGTTCGGCATATTAGTCTCTGGGGATACTTTTCTTGGATATAGACTTCTTTGCGAATAAGGCTCTGTTTCGCCCCACTCATCAACACGGTCTTGCTTTCTGGCAATGTTAAAACGGCAACCCGAGTCAATCCATGACTGCATCTTGATATGGAATCTTGTTGGGACCTTATACCAAGGCTTTCTAGGCTTCTCTTTTGAAACCTTGCCAATTTTGATTCCGACAGACTGAAGAATTTTAATAAAATCCTCAACCCATATATCACAAGACTTGTATCCCATGTAAAACCGCCTTCCAGTTTTATTGCTGTTAGCAGCAACAAATCCTTCACTGTCCATTAACCCAATAATAAATTCTTTCTTTAAATCATCGGGCCATGAAAAGACGTATTCTGGAATAGTTCCCTTGTCTTCTGTGTCGTTTTTCAAAACCTCGCATATCTCTTTGCAAGCATGAGACATTGCATGATTGTCCCTGCCCTTTTTAACGCTGTGCCGCCTTATATTTGGCCTCTTGCCAGTAAGGTCAAGCAATGCGTCTGCTGTAGCTTCTGCGAAATCTAAATCTATCGTGTTAAGTCTAAAAACAATGCTTGTATAACCGCTTATGGTTATACAGCCATCTCCAAGGTAAACGCCCAATAAATAAGCGTAAGTCTTTCCTGCTGATTGTCTAATCTTCATTACTTTTCCTCTGCGGGGAATGAAGCTCTAAAGAGTTTCCAGCATATAGCCGAATTTTAAAAGCACAAATTAACTATGCTTGGTGTTCGTTACCTCAATCATCGGTATCGAACTGGAGAAGGGCACCTCAACTGGAGCAATGTTGTAAATTATGTCCGTCAGGTCCTCTCGAATACCCACCATGTCGTTGGTGGCATAAGTGTTCGTCGGTTGTGCCATGATAATTTCCTATAAAACATTACGCGCCTTCATTACCGCAAAAGCGTCATCCAGGTTTCCGGTTTGTTTTAGCCTGTTCAGCTTTTCCTGATAATTGTCGCGTTGAATTTGGTCCTGTGGCTTAGGCCCTTTCGGTCTGGCTGCCTTGGGGATTTTTGCCACCTTCTTTTCCGCTGTAGAAATCTTGGCTTTGCCTTCATCAAATTGCATGGCTTTGTGCGCCATAACATAGATTCGGTGGTCAAGGGTTCCGGCAAGTTCTTCCTCGCTGATGCCTTGACTTAAAATGTAATTGCCTAATTTCTTTCTGTCAGCGGCAGATTCCTCGGAATCATTCCACTTTAGTGCAGAGTACAGTTTCTCCTGTTCGGTTCGTGCCAATTCAGTCTGGGTCTTTTGCAACTCAGCTTGATTGGCCTGTGCCGCCTCGGTATAGATCCTAACAGCTTCCTGTTTTTTGGCCTCGATAGCTTGGCGACGTTCCTGAAACTTGAGTTTTTCAGCAGAAAATAACGCGGGGTCATCTCTCTCCAATCTATCCAAATCAGCTTTGGCTATGTCGGATTCGAGCAACTTTTCGGCATCTTGAATAAGAGCCGCTGCGATATTTATCTGACTGTCTAACTGTTCCTGCTTTTCGGTAAGTTGCTGGGTTTGCAACCTGCCTTTTTCCTTTGCTTCTTCCAGATTCTTGTTTGCCGCTTCCTGGGTTTGGTAGCTTGCAACAAGATCACTAATTTTTGCGGTTGACTCTCTTCCATCAACCTTAATCGGAACTTCGAGGGTCATCGACCATTCGGGGTCCCATTCCTGAGATTCCACCAAATCGGAAAACGAGGTTATGGGTTGTTCCTCTTCCTCTTCAGTAGATTCTTCAGTTGTTTCTTCTTCGGTTTCTGCCTCAGCCTCTACTTCAGCAACCTCTTCGGTCTCTTCGGCCTCGGTTGTTTCTTCGGCAACTTCCGGTCTTTTTACTTCACCGTGGTAGTTAGAGCCATAGGCCCTTTCTGCCAATAATGATAAT